CTAATATTTATAATAATTTAGGAAGTACAACTGTACTGTCAGGTTCAGCTGGTTCACCAACGGTTATAGATGATTCAAATCCTGGATTGACAGATTTATGGGCGCAAACAGATGGTTTAACTGTAGAACCAACAACAATTAATGATTTGCGTCGTGCTTATAGATTACAAGAATGGTTAGAAAAGAATGCACGTGGAGGTACTCGGTATATTGAAAGTATTTTATCTCATTTTGGAGTAAAATCTTCAGATGCACGGTTACAACGTCCTGAATATATTACTGGTGTTAAAACTCCTGTAGTTATTAGTGAAGTATTGAATACTTCAGGTACTGAAGACCAATTGCCTCAAGGTAATATGGCTGGACACGGTATTGCTGTATCTTCTGGAAAATCTGGTTCATATTATTGTGAAGAGCACGGTTGGATTATTGGTATTATGTCAATAATGCCTAAAACTGCTTATCAACAAGGTATTGCAAAAGCATTTACACGTTTAGAACCTTTAGATTATTTTTGGCCATCATTTGCTAATATTGGTGAACAAGAAGTAAAAGTAAAAGAGCTTTATGCTTATACATCAAATGCAGAAGATACTTTTGGATATGTTCCTCGTTATGCAGAGTATAAATATATGCCATCTCGTGTTGCTGGTGATTTCCGTACTTCTTTGGATTATTGGCATTTAGGTAGAATCTTTGCAAGTGAACCTACATTATCTCAGGAATTTATTGAATGTGCACCAGAAGATGTAGAACGTATTTTTGCTGTAACAGACCCAGATGCTCAAAAATTATATTGTCACGTATTAAATAAAGTTAAGGCAGTGCGTCCAATGCCTAAATACGGTACACCAACTATTTAATGAGTTCTCGATGTATTACTCCGTTTCAGGTTAGAGACAAAATTACAAATCAATGGATGGCGCTTCCTTGTGGTAAATGTCCTAATTGTATGAAACGGAGAACATCGGGATGGTCTTTTAGATTGATGAAAGAGGGCGAGTCTTCACAAACTGCTTTATTTGTTACACTTACTTATGATACTAAATACGTACCTCTAACTAATAATGGATATATGACTCTAAATAAAAGGGACATCCAAAATTATATGAAACGTTTACGGAAATTGTCCGATGCAAAATTGAAGTATTATGTTTGTGGTGAATATGGAAGTAAGAAAGACCGCCCTCATTATCATATGATTATATTTAATGCAGATGCAGAAAAAGTTGAAAGAGCTTGGAGCGAGTATCGTGCTGGGTACGGTTATGTTCCTTTTGGTACTATATATATTGGCGAAGTCAATGAAGCTTCTATAGGATATACACTTAAGTATATGCAAAAATTAGGTAAAATTCCTAAACATCAGAATGATGATAGACAGAAAGAATTTTCATTGATGTCAAAAGGGTTAGGAAAAAATTATATTACTAATAATATGATTAAATATCATCATAATGATATTTTGAATCGTATGTATGTTCCTATTAAGGACGGTAAAAAAATTGCCATGCCAAGGTATTATAAAGATAAAATATATAGTGAAACGCAAAAGCTATTGATTAATAATCATTTAAAGATTATAATGTCCGATGAAGCTGTTAAAGCTGAATTAAAATTAATTGAAGAATTTGGTGATTATGCTGAAAAAGTATTGGTAGGAAGACACCAAAATTCATTTAACAAAATGTATAAAAATACACAACTCGGAAGAGATAAACTAGATTCAATATGAGAGTTAAAAATTCATTAAATGCAAATACTTTTGAAAAAAAGTATAAAATATTTACACAACCATCAATGACTGTTCCAGATCAGTCAATGAGTATTAAAACAATTTTAGAAAGGTACGCAAGGGGGCTCCCAGTGGGCGGTCGCCTTGACGAATATTATGATGAAGAGGACACTCTTCCAAATCCATTAACATTGGATTTAGCTGAACGCCAAGAATTGGCACAAGAATTTAAAAATGAGATTAATGAAATTAAATCTCGAAAAAAAGTTATCAACAATGTTGATAACTCTGTGGAAAACTCCACAATCGACGAAACGGAATCGTAAGAGCTTTGCTCTGGATTACGTTCGTCAAAAGCCCCGATGAGGGGCGCCTAGCACTAATGTATCTTGATATATTAGTGCTAATTGACACTAATTAAAAAAAAAGTGTTATATTTGAGTCAAGAACAAAACGTAGTGGCGTGATAAACGAAAAAAAAACACTATATTTAATTAATAAAGGGTCAATTAAAACAAAAAAACAAAAAACAAAAAAACTATGCCTTTACCTTTAGCTGCTTTAGCACCAAGTATAATAGCGGGCGGAGCCTCGCTCATAGGCGGTTTAATAAACGCCGGTTCAACAAGTAAAACGAACCAAAGTATGTTATCATACAATAAGGAAATGTATGATAAACAAAGAGCTGATGCTTTAGCCGATTTTAATCGGCAAAATGAATATAATAGTCCATTAGCTCAAATGACCAGATTTAAAGAAGCTGGTCTTAATCCAAATTTAATATATGGTCAAATGTCTAATAGTCCTGCTGTTAGGAGTTCTAGCCCTGCTTCGTATAATCCTACTCCTCCTCAAGTGGATCTTAGCGCTCCCGCTAATATGGCTCTTAATTCTTATTATGATACACAGCTTAAAACTGCTCAAATTGATTTAGTTAAAAAACAAGCTGATGCAACAATGTATGAATCATTAATTAAAGCCGCAACAAATGATAAATTAAGAGCCGAATTACCATTTGTAGTTAAAAATATTGATGCTGCTTTATCTGGGCAATTATTAAAAAATCAAGCTCAATATCAGGAAAATTATGAAATGTTTCCTCAGAAATTGCAACAAATAAAAAGTACAATAAATCAAACTATGGCAAGTACTAACTTGACTAATGAACAAAAAATTAAAGTATCTAAAGAGATTGATAATCTTGTAAAAACTGGAGACATACTTAATTTTGAAAAAAAACTCAAAGAATTTGAGGTTAATAATCAACAATCAGTTATGTTAGTAAATATGATTCAAAAATTGTTAGGATTGGTACCTGGTATTGGAGGATTATTAAAAAAATAAACAATGGAAAATTTTTTAGAGTATATTCAAGAGTCTATTAAAACTATAGATAATATGGAATTAGATGATGAACAAAAAAACTTAGTAGTATCTAGGTTAGATAGTATTTGCGGATTATTTCAAATAACAATGTATCACTTAAACAAAATCGAAAATGAGAAATCGTAGAGGTTACAAAGGACGTAAGTCCTACGGTCGTAAAGGTTACGGCAAGAGAAGTAAAGTATCTAGAACATATTACATGTCACGCGGTGGAATCCGTCTATAATTATGGCAAAAAATATTTTTAATTCGATACAGTTAAAGAAACCAAAAAATAATTTCTTTGACTTAACACATGACATTAAGTTGTCTGCTAATATGGGAGAATTAACTCCTATTATGTGTATGGATGTTGTTCCTGGAGATAAATTTGATATTGGTTGCGAATCTATTATTAGATTTGCTCCTTTAACTGCTCCAGTTATGCATCGTATGGATGTTACAATGCATTATTTCTTTGTACCTAATAGAATATTATGGCCTAATTGGGAGAAATTTATTACCAATAATGGTCCACAAGGTACTGGAGATGATATTCAAGCACCCTATTTTAATACTGATGGAGACCCTAATGCTCCTTTTGCACGATTATTTGATTATATGGGTGTTCCTCCACGTAATACTGGAGCTGTTCAAACTGCTATCAATGCTTTACCATTTGCTGCTTATCAAGCTATCTATAATGAATATTATAGGGACCAAAATTTGGTACCAAATATTGATTATAAATTAATTGATGGTAATAACACTTCAAATTTAGATTCTAAATTTGGTGTACTTAGATTACGTGCTTGGGAGCATGATTATTTTACTGCTTCATTGCCATTTGCACAGAAAGGTGCTGCTGTTGATATTCCTTTAGGAGCTGTTAACGGTGATGCTAATATTTATAATAATTTAGGAAGTACAACTGTACTGTCAGGTTCAGCTGGTTCACCAACGGTTATAGATGATTCAAATCCTGGATTGACAGATTTATGGGCGCAAACAGATGGTTTAAC